CTTGAGATGCAAAGAATGAAAGCTCAGATGCAAATAGATGCTGAGATTCTTAAGATGAAGCATCAGTTTGAAATAGAATTAAAGCAAATGGAAGCTGAGCTATACAAAGGTAGAGAAGAATATAAAGAGGATAGAAAAGATAAAAGAACTGACAAGCAAGCTTCTCAACAAAGTAAACTAATACGGCAGAGAAAAGAAAATCTACCTCCAGTTGATTTTGAAGATGAAGGAGCTGCGAGTCAAATATTAAAAAACATACAGTCTATGCCAGGTCAACAACCTAGTGGCATGTCGCCTATGATGGGTCAAGAAAATGTATAGTTTTTTTAAGTAATTTTGCAGTATAAATTTAAATTTAATCTATTATGAGTGACGTAAATCAAGATGTTGACTTTAAAGTTGACCTATCCAAACCTCCTGTAAAAAAGGGAGAAGAAGATAAAAAAGAGCAAGAAACTGCCGAAGTCGAAAGTGAAAACACGCCAAACTCGGAAGTTCAAGAAGAAAAAGCTCCTGAGCAACAGCCAGAAGCTGAAGAAAATATTAAAGCAGCGGGGGAATCCGCTGCTGAAAAAGAAGCCGAAGAACCTCAACAAGAATCCGAGGTAAAGGTTTCTAAACAAGAAATAATTGCTGAGTTCCTAACTAGTAAATACAGTATGGGGCTTGAGGAATTAGAAGACGTTCTTTCAAATAAAGACAAAAATAAACAAGAGCTTCCTGAGGAGGTTGAAAAGTATTTGCAGTACAAAAACGATACTAAGCGTGGCTTAAAAGATTTTGTAAAAGCAAACGAAGATGTTTCTGAATATGAAGAAACAACTATACTGCGTGAATACTACAAGCAATCAAATCCTGAGCTTGACGATTCTGATATCGATTATTTGATAGAGGATAAGTTCACTGTAGACGAAAACACTGATACAGAGAAAGATGTCAAGAGGAAGAGTCTTGATAAAAAGCAAGAGCTACATAAAGCTAAGCAGTATTTTGAGCAGATGAGGGATAAGTACAAAGCACCACTTGAGTCAAGTACGGATGCACTACCCGAAGATGTTAAAGAAGCTGTTGAGTTTTATCAGCAATACAATGATGAGTCTACAAAACAACAAGAGGCTGCTTCTAAACAAAGAGATATCTTTCAGAAGAAGACATCAGAGTTTTTTAACGATAAGTTCGAAGGTTTTGAATTTAATTTAGGCGGTAAAAAACTTAGTTTTAAGCCAAAAGATGTTAATGAAGTTGTAAAACAACAATCAGATTTAAACAATTTTATTAGCAGACATTTGGATAGTGAAGGCAACTTGAGTGACCCAAAGAGATATCATGCTGCTCTTAACATGGCTATGAACCCAGAAACTTATGCTAAGTTCTTTTATGAGCAAGGCAAGGCAGATGCGGTAAATGAAGTTGTTAAGGATGGGAAAAATATCAAAATGGATGTACGTTCAAATGTTGATTCATCGAAACCTGGGACTAAATTTAAAGTCGTCAATGACGGAACTAACCTTGGTCGTGGGCTTAAAATAAGAAAAAAATAATTTTAAAACCTTAAACATTTTACAAAATGGCACAATCAATTAATTTTGACGGAGCTGGAACTGGCACAGTAACAATTGGCGGTTCTACTTCACTAACACCTGCACCTGGCAAGTCTTTGCAAAACAGCAACTACTTGACTAATGCACAATATGACTTTGCTCAGCAATATCTACCTGATTTATATGAGCAAGAATTCGAGCGTTACGGAAATCGTTCTGTAGCTTCTTTCTTGCGTATGGTAGGAGCTGAGATTCCTTCTTCTTCTGACTTAATCAAGTGGAGTGAGCAAGGAAGACTACACGTACAAGCTACTGGTTCAGTTACAGACGCATCTAATATTGCGGTAACAGGACATAGCTTCCGTACAAACCAGACTATTATTATCTCTGGACCAAACGGTGTTCAAGCAAAAGCTCTTATTACAGATGCTTCTGCTGCTGACAGCATCGAAGTTGCTTTGTATCAAAACTTCAGCTTAGTAGAAGTTGCTTCAGGAGGAGACGTTTTATATACTGCAGATGACGCCGTAACAATCTTCGTCTATGGTTCTGAATTCCGTAAAGGAGAGAATGGCATGGATGGTTCTCTTGAAGCTGATTTCGAAGCTAAAGAAAACAACCCAATCATCATCAAAGACAAATACGAAGTATCTGGTTCTGAAATGGCACACGTTGGGTGGGTAGAAGTATCTACTGAAAACGGAGCTTCTGGATACCTTTGGTATTTGAAATCAGAAAGCGAAACTCGCTTACGTTTCGAGGATTACCTTGAAACTTCAATGATTGAAGGTGAGCCTGCTGGAACTGGTTCTGGTGTAGCGGCACTTTCTGTTGACTACAAAGGAACTAAAGGTCTTTTCTTCGAAGTATCAGAAAGCGGTAACGTTTCTTCTGGTACTATTGATTCTAGAGAAGATTTAGAAGCTTTAGCTAAAGTTCTTGATAAAGAAGGAGCTATTCAAGAAAACGTAATCTTTGCTAATCGTGCAACATCTTTTGATATTGACAAAGTATTAGCTGCTCAAAACAACTCTGGAGCTTCTACAGCTTCTTACGGTTTGTTTGATAACGATGAAGATATGGCCCTAAACCTTGGGTTTACAGGATTCCGTATCGGATATGACTTCTATAAGTCTGACTGGAAATATCTAAACGATGCTACTACTCGTGGTAATATCGGTGGTATTGATGGTATCGTTGTACCTGCTGGTACTACTACAGTATACGACCAAGTACTTGGAGAGAACGCTAAGAGACCATTCTTACACGTTCGTTACCGAGTATCTCCAACTGAAGACAGAAAATACAAGTCTTGGGTTGTTGGTTCTGCTGGAGGAGCTATGACTAGCGATAAAGATAATATGGAAGTTCACTTCTTGTCAGAGCGTGCGCTTTGTACAATGGGAGCTAACAACTTTATCTTGATGCAATAATCATTATAGGAGAGGGGGGCATATAATTGCCCCTCATCTTCTTTTTTAAATCAAATTAAATTATAAATAAAATGGCAACAAAAACTGCAAAAAGTTTTGGGTATAACTCAATATTACCCGACCTAGAACAAAAGAATAGAGTATTTATATTAACTGGAAATAAATCTCCTATTCGAATGATGATTCCTGTAAAACACACAGGAAGAAAACCTCTCACATATTTTGACGGAAAACTAAATAGAGCATTAAGGTATGCTACTAATCAAATCACTCCTTTTGTGGATGAGCAAGATGGGGTAGTTACTTTAGAGCCTATTACATTTGAAAACGGAACGCTAATCGTTCCAGATTGGAATGTAAACCTTCAGAAGTTCTTACTTATACATCCTTTATATGGGAAGAAGTTTACAGAGCTAGATAAGGAAAAGAATGCTTCTGTAGAAGTAGAAGGCTTATATTCCGAGCTAGATGCTCAAATATCTGCTAAAAACCTTGACATCAACGACCTAGAGGCTATTGCTCGCGTTGTAATGAAAGGAAATGTTTCTGCTTTAACCTCATCAGAGCTAAGACGTGATATGATTCTTTGGGCTAAGAAAAATCCTGGAGAGTTTATGAATTTAGTAGATGATGAAAACCTTAAGCTAAGAAACTTAGCGGTAAGAGCTGTAGAAATGGGAATATTACACATCAAGGGAGATAATAGAACTGTTACATGGGCAGATGACAAGAAAAATAAGATTATGGTTGCTCCATTCGGGGAGAACGTATACGGAGCTCTTGCCATGTTCTTTAAGACAGACGAAGGTCTTGATGTTTTACAAAACATTACAAACAAATTGTAATTACATTGTATACACCGTGAAAGGGAGAGGGGTCACAAATTGTGACCTCTTTTTTTTTGTACTTTTGTAGAAAATATATCCTATGATAAATAGTGTAAGAAATACTGTTATGTTTTTGCTGAACAAAGATAACAGAGGATATGTGTCCCCATCTGAGTTTGATTATTTTGCAAAACAAGCGCAGCTTGAGATATTTGAGTCATATTTTAATGATTACTCAAAAGCCGTTGCCCTTCAAAACACAAGGAAAAAAGCTTTGAATTATGGAGACACGGTTCAGCATATTCAAAACAAGATAGATAAGTTTTACGCAAATGCTACTTTGACGTACAATGACCAATCTAACCCATCTATAGGGGAGGAACAGGATTATTTTTCACTTCCCGATAACCTTTATAAGTTAATTAATGTTACTTATGGAGGGGGATTTGGCACAGAGACAACAATGGGTGGTGGTAGAATTGTTCAGCCAGTCGCTCCACATAAGTTTGATATGATTGTGAACAGCAATCTTACACAGCCAACAGTAACATACCCTGTTTATGTTCGCTCTGGAGACAATATTTATGTAAGGCCACTTTCTATTCAGTCTGCTGTTCAGGCCAATTACATTAGGAAACCAGAAGACCCGCATTGGGGATATAACACAATTAGCTCTGACCCTGTTTACAATCTTGACAGCTCTGTGAACTTTGAAATATCAGAGGAGGAAGAGACGGAGTTAGTAATAAAGATATGCAAGTATGCTGGTCTTAGTATTAGAGAGGCTGATATTGTTCAGATTACAGCGCAGCAGGAGCAGTTAGAGTACACCAAACAAAATTCGTAACGTATGCCAATAATCGGAACACCTATAGACCAAAGAGAATACTACCAAAATAGCGGTGACAACCCAACTTATGACAACTGGGGTACATATCAGTACTTGCTTTTACAGGACGTCATCAATAATTTTTTACTGACATATGTTGGAGACGACAAGGTTATAAACAAAATTGACAGAAATGAAGTTGTTTTTCATGCTAAGCGTGGACTTCAAGAATTACACTATGACGCTTTAAGAGAAATACGCGGGTTTGAAGCAGAGCTTCCTGACAACCTTAAGATGCACCTGCCACACGACTTTGTAAGCCCTGTAAAGATATCTTACGTTGGTGATGATGGTACGACTAGACAGATACCGCAAAACTACAACACAGCGACTCCTACGAGTTATTTACAAGACAACAGTGCTCAGAAAAACATCCTAATGGATAACAATGATAACGCCTTAACAGGCACTCCAATCATTGAAACAAACTGGGTTAACAAGTCTGACAAAGGTGTTGTTGAGCCCGACACCAACCTTCTGGGTCAGCGTTACGGGATGGACACTGCCTCAGCTAATCACAACGGTAGCTATGTGCTAGATAAAAACCAAGGGTTTATACTTTTTAGCTCCGACTTGTCTGGAAAGAATATTGTTATCGAATATGTCTCTGATGGAATGTATGGTCTTGCAGATAATGAAATAAAAGTCCATAAATTAGCAGAGACCTTTATGTATGACTACTTAGTGTCTAGCATATTGAAGCAAAAGTTTGGAGTACAAGAATACATTGTACGAAGAGCTCAAAAACAAGCTTCAGCGTCATTGAGAAATACAAAGATTCGATTAAATTCTATAAAACTAGGCGAACTCACTCAGATTCTACGAGGAAGAGACAAGTGGATAAAGTAGTATGAAGATTAAAAATACATTTAATACTGGTAAAATGAATAAAGACGTCGATGAACGTCTTATTCCTAATGGCGAGTTTATTGACGCAAGTAATATCCGTGTTTTAAATACAGCTGGTTCTGATGCTGGCGCTATTGAAAACGAAAAAGGAAATGTAAAGTTAACAAACCTAGCACTATCCAATAATCCAGAATGTATTGGCTCGATAGCTGATGAAGCTGAAGAAAAAATATATTGGTTTATCGTTAATGATGACGGATTTTCATACATATACGAATATGACAGAACAAACCAAATAGTTTCAAGGGTTTTAGCAGACGAAAGAATAGGAGATGAGCAGGTTTTGGGGTTTAACAAAGACTACAAAATTACGGGTATAAATATATTCTACAATATTCCAAAGAAAGAAAAGCTTCTTGTTTTTACAGATGACTTAAACCATCCAAGATGCGTTAATATAAACAGAGCTAAGGGGTATGGTCTAAATAACTTTTACGAAGAAGATATTAATCTTTATAAAAAACCCCCATACGAAGCACCTACGGTTGTTCCTACAAATAGCCTGCAGGTTCAAGAAAATACTGTAAAAGAGCGTTTCTTTGCCTTTGCCTACAGATATAAATATTTAGACGGAGAGTTTTCCGCCCTTTCTTCATTCAGCAACTATCAGTTCGTCCCTAGCGACTTTGAGCTTGACTTCAACACTCTTGTTAATGAGGGTATGGTAAATGTATTTAACTCTTATCAGATAAAATACAATACAGGAGACAAGAGGGTAACTGATATACAGATTTGTTTCAAAACAAGTAATGATAGTAATATTTACATAGCTGAAAGTATAAACAAAAAAGACTCATCATTTCTTAATAACGCAACAAAAACATTTGTTTTTATAAACAAAAAAATATACAAACAGCTACCTCCAGATGAGGTTACAAGAATATTTGATAATGTGCCATTAAAAGCACAAGCTCAAGACATTATAGAGGATAGAGTTGTATTTGGAAATTACACCATACAATATGACCTCAAAGAAAATGAATCGGATGAGGACTTTATAAGGATTAGTTATAGCTCTTCTCTTGACGCTCAGTCTCAGGATGGAAATGAATTAACATCATCTTTTCCATCTACAACTCAAATGACTATTGATTTAACAGATGTTGAATTAAAAGAAGGGTATACTTTGTTCTTTAACCCGTCATTAGAGTCTGCTGAAGCTGGAACTTCTCCCGATGAATATTTTGGTGGTGAATACGAAGGAACTAATGCAGTAGTTTTATCTCAAACATATTCTTCTGTAAGTGATTTTGCTGCTTCTGACGACCTTACGACACTTCTAGCTGCAGCCTCAAATAACTTTGAAGCTATAGTGACAACTACTCCACCGCCTGACAATATATCGGCTCAGTATGGAGATTTTGCCCTTGCCTCTTCAACATCGACATCAATTACTATATCTGCGCCAACAATAACGCATACAATAGATGATACTCCTGGCATACCAGATGATGACGTTACATCTGATGAGGTGGAAACATTTACATATAACGAGACTAATTCTGTAGCCGCATTAAAAGAAAAAACATCAAACTCATCTATAAAAAGTCTCAAGAGTTATGAGGTTGGATTGGTATACTTAGATAAACATGGGAGATATTCTTCTGTTATACCATCAATAAGTGAGGTAGGAAAAAGCAACGAGGTATTTGTTTCTGTTGAGAACTCTGTTACTCTAAACTCATTCAAAGTCGAGGTAAATAGTAAACCTCCTTATTGGGCAGACAGATATAAGTTTTTTGTAAAAGCAGCTAAATCAGAGCATTACAATATATACGCAACTGTATTTTATGAGGAAAATTTATTTAGATGGATTCTTTTAGAAGGAGGAAATCTAGGTAAAGTAGAGAAAGGAGATTTTATAATATGTAAAGCAGATGACGATGGTCCATTGCAGAGAGAGGTCAAAGTAAAGGTTTTAGATGTTACAACTAAAAAT